TAGTAACAAGTTGAAGGCCTTGGAGTTAATAGGCAAGATGAGCGAGGTATCATTGTTTAATGAAACTAAAACCCATCTCCACTTACATTCAAGCGCGGATATAAAAGGGAAACTATTAGAGGGTTTGCGCTTAGCGTTTAGTAGCTCGCGATCTATCAATGATCAGGCCAAAAAGAAGGCCGAGAGCTTGCTTATAGAGCTTGCAGACGAGCGCACCACGATAGACGAGGCCGACCCTTCCGATATCCTAGAACCCGCGACCCCACCACACCCCGACCCCCAAAATTCGACCAATGCGGGCAGTGAATGTATGCATAGTATTCCACTCGCTCAATCCGACTCCAAAGCAGCTCAATCACTGTTAGATGACCTCACTATAACAGCTGTTATAGTGACAACTCCTTTAGAATCAAGCACTTCCCTGTCCATAGGTAGTAACCCTAATGCTTTAAATGATCCAATAGAGGGGGGAGGGGGTATAAATTCAGGACAGGAAGATACAGTTGTTCCACGTGAAACACCCCCCCTTAGTAATTCAAATGAAAAAGGGTAGGGGGGTATATGAAAATTTCCGAAGAATATCCAGAGTTATTGAAAGCGGACGGCTTTGATGATGCGATCCTAGGAGTAGTACAGAGGATGGGGATACAGGCTATCTGTTATGACCAAGATAAAGTGATTGATATCCTTATGGGGGATGGGATGACGTATGAGGAAGCTGTTGAGTATTTTGAGTTTAATATTGCGGGCGCGTGGGTAGGGGAGTCAACTCCGTTCTTTCTCCAGAAAATGGAGTTGTAATGTTTGGCGGGGATATTAGAAAAGAGAGAGTGGAAAGAGTAATGACTCTGGCTAGGCAATTGACAGTAATGGAAATGAGGGCGGTGATAAAAGAGCTGACCCGTATCCACGACTCTATCATTATGGCAAATGACCCGAAATGGATTAAGTCATGAGATCGATCTATGAGATTCAAAGAGACATTGCCAGGGTTTCTAATTTATTAAATATCCTGATCTTAGAAAAGAAGTTAACGGTTTCCACCTTGGAAGGGATTGAGGTAAGCTCCAAGATCCTGGCGGAAAAAGTAATTGAGAAGATGAAACAATGACCCCCGCGCAAAAAGAGACGTTTTTGATTATTGATGAGTACTGGAAGAACTTTGGGTACGGGCCGACTATTGATGATGTAATGAGACTAACGGGCGAAAAGGGTCGTGGAAATGTTGCGCGGAAGATGCGTACCCTTATCGAAATTGGGGTATGCAAAGGGGTAGCGGGAAAGGCAAGAAGTATACGGCCTTCGTATATACGTTTAAGGGATCTATGACTAACGATGAAATACTATTGGAGTTGATTAGTCTTTTGCCAGAGGAAGAGCAAAAACCGTTTTTGCCGTTGACGGAGTCTTTGAATGTAGCCCAAGAGCGAGAGGTCGGGCAAATAGACTTTCTTTCGTTTGTTCAATCTGTCTGGCCTGCTTTTATTTATGGCAGACATCACGCGCTCATGGCGCAAAAATTTGAGGATATCGCTAATGGAAAATCTAGACGCCTTATTATTAATATGCCTCCCCGCCATACTAAGTCTGAGTTTGCCAGCTACCTACTGCCCGCCTGGTATCTTGGGAAATTCCCTGATCGAAAGATTATTCAGTGTTCAAACACCGCAGAACTAGCCGTAGGCTTTGGGCGGAAAGTCCGTAACTTAGTAGCCTCGGAAACGTATTCCAAGATATTCCCTAATGTCTCGTTGCGCTCAGACTCTAAAGCTGCAGGCCGCTGGGCAACCAATGAGAACGGAGACTATTTCGCGATTGGTGTCGGTGGTACTGTGACTGGTAAAGGCGCTGACCTACTTATTATTGACGACCCGCACTCGGAACAAGAAGCCGCACTTGCCGCATCCGACCCAACAGTCTTTGACAAAATCTTTGAATGGTATACCTCTGGACCAAGGCAACGTCTTCAGCCTGGTGGCTCGATTGTCGTGGTGATGACCCGCTGGGCAAAAAAAGACCTTACAGGAAAGATCTGCCAATCCATTATAGATAGAGACGGAGACGTCTGGGATATGATTAGCCTTCCAGCAATTCTCCCCAATGGCAGACCGCTCTGGCCTGAGTTCTGGAGCTTGGATGAATTAAATAAACTGCGCGATGAACTGCCTCTTTCCAAATGGCAAGCCCAGTATCAACAAGATCCAACCTCTGAACAAGGCGCTCTAGTTAAACGGGAATGGTGGCAAGTCTGGGAAAAGGAAAACCCACCTCCTTGTGACTTCATCATCCAGTCTTGGGATACCGCCTTTACAAAGAATGAGCGGTCAGACTACTCCGCCTGTACGACTTGGGGTGTCTTTTATAAAGACGAAGATCCTAGTGACGCGAATATTATTCTGTTAGATGCCCTCAAAGAACGGCTTGAGTTCCCTGAATTAAAGATCAGGGCAATGCAAATGTATAGGGAATGGGAACCCGATGCGTTTATTGTGGAGGCGAAAGCCTCTGGTGCGCCACTTATATTTGAGCTAAGATCCATGGGAATACCTGTACAAGAATTTACGCCAACCCGTGGTAATGACAAGATCTCACGTGTAAACTCTGTAGCAGACATGTTTGCATCAGGAAAAGTATGGGCGCCAAGAAAGCGCTGGGCCGAAGAAGTCATTGAAGAATTGGCTGCTTTCCCCAATTCCGACCACGATGACTTGGTTGACTCAAGCACACAAGCCCTTTTACGTTTTAGAAAAGGCGGGTTTATCCGATTACAAACAGACGAGGAAGAGGATATCAAATACTTCAAGTCTAAACGAGCAGTTAGTTATTACTAAGGAACTATTATGGCTATTGAAAAAGCACTCTATGAATTACCACAAGGACTTGAAGCAGCAGCTGCCAGCATGGAGCCGCTTGAAATTGAGATTGAAAATCCTGAATCCGTAACGATTGGACTCGATGGCTTAGAGATTAAGATTGAGCCAGAAGAGGAAAGTGCGGACGACTTTGACGCTAACCTTGCCGAATATTTAAATGACGGTGAATTAGCTGAAATTGCGGGTGATCTATTAGGCGATATTGACTCAGATATTGGCGCTCGCAAAGAATGGATGCAAACCTATACAGACGGCATCGAGCTTCTTGGAATGAAGATTGAAGAGAGAACCGAACCATGGGAAGGCGCTTGCGGTGTCTATCACCCCCTCTTATCGGAAGCACTCGTTAAGTTCCAAGCCGAAACCGTGATGGAGACCTTACCTCCTGCGGGTCCAGTAAAGACCGTGATTGTTGGTAAAGAAACCCCAGAAAAGATGGCTGCCGCGGATCGTGTCCAAAAAGACATGAACTATCAGATCACTGAAGAGATGCCAGAGTTTCGCCCTGAACACGAGAGAATGTGCTGGGGACTTGGACTCTCAGGCAACGCCTTTAAGAAAGTCTACTTTGATCCGTCTTTAAACCGCCAAGTAGCTTTATTTGTACCCGCGGAAGACTTAATTGTTCCCTATGGCGCCTCAGATCTACAGTCAGCTGAACGTGTGACTCACGTTATGCGTAAGACCGAAAACGAACTACGCAAACTTCAAGTCGCAGGCTTTTATAAAGACGTAGACCTAGGAACTCCGAGCACCGCCTTTGATGAGGTAGAAAAGAAAATTGCCGAAAAGATGGGGCTACGAGCCACATCCGATGATCGCTATAAGATTCTTGAGATTCAAGTGAATTTAGATATTGAAGGTTTTGAAGATAAAGATGAAGACGGAGAACCTACAGGAATCGCCCTGCCTTACATTGTTACCATTGAAAAGGGAACGCAACAAGTATTAGCGATCCGTAGAAATTGGAGACCCGAAGATGAAACTAAACAAAAACGTCAGCATTTCGTCCATTATGGATATGTTCCAGGCTTTGGTTTTTATTGTTTTGGCCTTATCCACCTTGTCGGTGCTTTTGCTAAGTCTGGTACTAGTCTTATCCGACAACTTGTCGATGCAGGTACATTATCGAATCTGCCAGGTGGCTTTAAAACCAGAGGTCTGCGAGTTAAGGGAGACGACACCCCCATCTCGCCAGGTGAGTTTAGAGACGTAGACATTCCATCTGGAACACTAAAAGACAATATTATGCCGCTCCCATATAAGGAGCCAAGCCAAGTCTTATATACCTTACTTGGTAATATCGTAGAAGAAGGAAGACGCTTTGCCTCGGCTTCCGACATGAAGATTGCCGATATGTCCGCTAACACCCCAGTCGGTACGACTCTGGCAATCCTAGAACGTACCTTAAAGGTCATGTCTGCGGTTCAAGCTCGCGTTCATTACTCCATGAAACAGGAGTTAAAACTCTTAAAAAACATCATCCGCGACTACACCCCTGACGAATATGAATATCAGCCAGACGTAGGAAACCGCTTTGCCAAGCAGTCGGACTACGACAACTGTGACGTCATTCCCGTCTCTGATCCTAATGCCGCAACGATGAGCCAGAAGGTCGTTCAGTACCAAGCGGTTCTTCAGTTGGCGCAACAGGCTCCTCAGCTTTATGACTTAGGCCAGCTGCACCGCCAGATGTTAGAGGTCTTGGGGATTAAGAACGCTAAAAAACTGGTCAAGATTGAAGACGACCAGATGCCAGAAGACCCTATTACAGAGAATATGAACATCCTAAACATGAAACCTGTTAAGGCGTTTATGTATCAGGATCATCAGGCACACATCACAATCCACATGAATGCCATGAAAGACCCAAAAATGGCGGCTTTGATAGGGCAAAACCCACAGGCTCAGGCAATTGCGGCAGCGGCAATGGCACATATTCAACAGCATTTAGCCTTTGAATATAAGAAACAAATGCAAGAAATGATGGGAGTGCCTCTGCCTACGGGTGAAGAGGACGAAGCAATCTCACGAGATATGGAAGTTCAGATCTCACAAATGGCGGTACAGGCTTCCAATGCTTTGTTACAGCGCAATCAGACCGAAATCGCTGCCCAACAAGCCCAACAAGCAGCCCAAGACCCAGTAATTCAAATGCAAGCGAAGGAACTTGAACTCAAACAGGCCGAGGAACAACGCAAAGCAATGAAAGACCAAGCCGATGCAGCAGAAGCAGCTGCAAGGTTGGAAGTAGAAAGAGAAAGAATTGCCTCTCAAGAACGAATTGCTGGCGCTCAGCTTCTGGCAAAAACAGAAAAAGACGCTATGGAAGTCGAAATCAAGAGAATGCAAGAACTTTCCAAGATGCAACAACTAACTAATTCTCAAACAGGAAGACGATAGTGGATAAAAACTTGGATTACCTCTTAACTGAGTACCGTGAACGTATAAATATGCTCCAAAACGCTATTTCTACGGGAAATTGTGTCAATTATGAGGAATATAAGTACGCTTGTGGACAAATACGAGGTCTTGAGTCCGCATGTTTAGCAATAACAGACCTCAAACAACGAATGGAGAAATCTAATGACTGAAATACTAATCGGCTCAAATCCCGATGATGTATCAGCGGTAACAACTCTGCCTCAAACAGCAGAGGAAAAAGCAAGACAACTACCCGAACCCTCTGGATATCGCATTTTGTGCGCTATTCCTGAGGTTGATGAGACTTACGAAAGCGGCATCCTCAAATCGGATACCACACTGCGTCACGAAGAAGTCCTATCAACGGTGTTTTTTGTTGTGAAAATTGGCCCTGATTGCTATAAGGACGCAAGCCGTTTCCCTACTGGGCCTTGGTGCAAAGTTGGTGACTTTATCCTAGCCAGACCAAACTCTGGCACACGATTAAAGATCCACGGACGCGAATTTAGGATCATCAATGACGATTCTGTAGAAGGAATAGTCGAAGATCCCCGTGGCATAACCAGACCTTAAGGAAAAATCATGGCAGAACTACAACTAGATGAATTTAAATTCCCAGACGAATCAGAAAATAAGACTGAAGAATTAGAGCCTATTGAAATTGAGATTGAAGACGATACACCCCCAGAGGACAAGGCAAATGCAGAGCCTATGCCAAAGGAAATCGTTGAAGAGCTTGACAAAGATGACTTAGAGGAATTTAGCGGAGAAGCAAAGAAGAAGTTGTTGCAGATGAAAAAGGTCTACAACGATGAACGCAGAGCAAAAGAGTCCGCAGACAAAGAGCGTCAAGAAGCTGTTGATTTTGCTCAAAAAATCATCGAAGAAAATAAAAAGCTTAAAAACAGGCTAACAACTGGTGAGCAGAGTTTAGTTTCTAGTTACAAAGAAAACATAACTCGCGAACTAGAAGAGGCTAAACGGTCTTACAAAGAAGCTTATGACTCTGGCGATTCCGAGCTTTTAGTAAATGCCCAAGAAAAGTTAACTGAAGTTAAATTGAAATCTCAGGAATTGGAAAGATACAAACCTGAATTTTCAGAAGAGGCTTTACAATCTCAAGAAAATGATGTAAAAATACCTCAACCCCAACGTTTGGACTCAAAAACCCAAGCGTGGCTGGACAAAAACAGCTGGTATGGAGTTGATGAAGATATGAGCTACCTAGCAATGGGTGTTCATAGGCGCTTGGAAAGAGAAGGAGTTCCGATAGGATCTGACCACTATTTCAAGTCCATTGACACAGAAATGCGTCAAAGATTCCCAGAGAAATTTGGGAATTCCGAAGAGACCAAAGACTCTTTCGAGGTAGAGACCAAACCCTCTACAAAAAGTAAACCGAGCACGGTAGTTGCGCCAGCGACTAGGTCTACCTCTCCAAAAAAAGTCAGACTTACGCCAACGCAGTTACAACTGGCAAAGAAATTTAATCTAACCCCAGAGCAATATGCTCGTGAACTTACAAAACTGGAGTCCCAAAATGGCTGAAAACAGAAAACCTCGTGAAGTAGAAGATCGTCAACAAAGCATGCGTCCCCAGCAGTGGAAACCGCCTGAATTGTTGCCAGAACCAGATAAGCAAGCAGGATTTTCTTATCGTTGGATTAGAGTTTCTACTTTAGGTACTGCGGATCCCCGAAATATCTCTGCCAAATTCAGAGAAGGATGGGAACCTGTACGAATAGAGGAGCAACCGAAGTTCCAACTGCTAGTCGATCCCAATAGTCGCTTTAAGGACAATATTGAGATTACAGGGTTATTGCTTTGCAAAACGCCAGAAGAATTTGTTGCTCAGCGTA